ATCTCTTGAGAGGACTGCTTCAACGTCAGACTCAGAACATGGACTGAACCTCCAGAACATACCCGACCAATCACCGTCCTCATCCATCATTACGATTTCGGTATTGTCTTTTTTCTTTAGTGTTTCAACAATATCAGCAGGTGTAGATTGTCCGATATAGAACCTACAAGTCCAGTCTGGATAGATTTCTTTTGCGAGATCAGCATTTTTAATTGCACCTACAGTATACTTTGGTTGATCTCCCCAAAGACTAAATGCGATTATCTTTTTCATGCGAGTTCCAACTTTCTCACAATAGATTCAATATCAAATTTATCTTTTTGTCTTTGCTCGAATATAGCACCATCGATTTTATACATCTCTTGGTTTTCGTTTCTAGCGTGAAGTTCATCAAATGGTTCTGGTGTCCATTGGTGTTGGAAGATGCAATAATCAACCCTTACAAATTTTCCAAGCATCGAACATACCTGCGTCATTTCGTTATCACTATACAGTGAGGTGTATGATGGGTGATATAAATGACCAATCGCCTCATATAGTTTCCATCCCATTACCGGAAGTGTCATAAGCGGATCCTGCTTTGGTCTTAATCCATCCCAAAACTTTACTCCAATGTCGTATCCATGATGATCCATAACCTCAACAATGATATCATCCCAGTCTTGAGAAACGGGAACCATGTCGTCAGAAACTAATATTACAGCGTCACCGCTTTCGTTTTCTAAATTAGCATTACATGCTTCAATCTTAGACTTTGAATCACCATAGTGATAAACTATATCAACTCCGAAATTGTCTTTCAGATTTTTGAAATAGTCTCGCATCTCTTGATTGTTCATCGTAGCGTCATCCGTATCCATCGTTATGACGTATCTAACGTGATGCTTCTTAGACTGAAATGCTATGCTCTTATCAAGAACATCTTTAAATTTGTTTGGTCTGCCTCTACTTGGAAACTTGTAGATTATTTTTTTCATAATATAAACACCTCAAATCACTTTTTCCCTATGTGATATTTAGGACACAACTCCCATTTGTCTTTGTCCCGATAGGGTATAATCTTTATCTGTGCGAGAGACGCAGCAGGTTCTTGTGTCTTGCTTTCATCTACTACTTTAAGAAGTCCCCACTCTTGCAGCAGGTTTGCTATCGTGTTTCTTCTACCCAAGTCATTTTCATCAATGCTGGTGGGTAGTCCATCAAGAGCAAATAGTTCTTTGAAGTGAACAATGTAATACTTTCCACGTTTGTGGAGAATATGACAAGACTGATATAGTTTGTTTTCTTTTCTTGAAGAAACGCCGATTCTAGTAAGGGTTTCTCTAATCTTTAGGAAGTCATCATCCTGATTGAATGTGACCTCTACTAAATCTTCTAAATCTATGTTTACTTTTTGCATAACGAATGTCTTTCCTGTATTAGTGACACCCTATTTATACTTTTACAGTGTTTAACCACTCGCGTAAGTTCATAAATGGTTGCCACTTTAACACTTTATCTGCTTTTGTTATATCTGCTAGAGATATTTTTACCTCTGCTGGTCGCTCAGGAATGAAGCGATAGTGTTTATTTTCAACAAGGGTTGTTTCTCTGCTGATCATTTTTACCAGATCCCACATAGAGTGATTTTGACCTGTTCCAATATTGAAAACTTCACCTAAAATATCTTTCGATTCGGACATGGAAGCAATCATGTTCGCCTCAACCACATCACCAACGTATGTAAAATCTCGTCTCTGTTTCCCGTCCCCCACAATCGTCATGGGGTTCCCAGTCTCATGCTGTCTCTGGAACAATCCTATTACAGGCGCATATTGTCCCTTTACTGGTTGACGTTCCCCATAGACGTTAAAGTATCTGAAACAAACTGTCTCAAGACCATGAAGATCATAGAACATTTTGCATAGATTTTCTCCTGCAACTTTTGTTATAGAATATGCATTGAGACAATCGGGAACCATGTCCTCACGAACTGGTGCTTTGTTTTTAAGTCCATACGAGGCGGAAGTAGATGAGAACATGACCCTACCCACATTGTTTTGTCTGGATGCTTGCAACACATTACAAGTTCCGTATACATTGGTTTTCGTAGTCAGTGTGGGGTTCTGTATCGCTGGTTGAATTCTTGCTTCTGCTGCTAAATGAAAAACTCTATCAACATTTTTAAATAGTGGTTCGATTTTATCGTAGTCACAGATATCATACTTGTAGTTTTCTGCGTTGTCGTTCCAGTTGAATGATTCATGACAGTCTGTTGATTCATTATCGATTACGACAACATCATGTCCATCAAATAACAATCGATCAACGATATGTGAACCGATAAATCCTGCTCCCCCTGTCACCAACGCCTTCATTATTTTCCTCCCTTGCTCAAATACTCTCTCATGGATTTCAAGTCAGAGTCGGACAAGATTTTAAGTGCCTCTCTTGCCTTTCTCTCTGAATAGTTATAATACTCTTTCACCACTTCAATGTTGGAGGAGTCGCCTTCTGCTTTCAACCACTTACTAAACCTTTTTCTTTTACGAATAATGTTTAGCAGATAATCAAAGTGCATCTTTTTGTCCATAGACGGGATACAATTCATTTGGTTTGCATGAAATATCGTATCTGGGAAATATGAAAGACATCTGTTAACGACATAAGGAGCATACTGCTTTTCGACAAACTCATCGTCTGTATCAAGCAGTCGCTTCTTACTGTGATTAATAGCGTTTAGATAATCTCCTAGTTTCATTTGTTGATTTCTACATCATCCTCAAGAACTGCAATAACGTGTTGTCTGCGAGTCATCATTGCTCCGTTTACATTATGCCATCCAGCGTGTTTATCTACAAGAACACGATCACCCACTTTGAAGTTAACAGGGAACATTTTACCCGACTCATCGGGAACACCCTCACCAATAACCGCAACGATTCCATCGTGATAACGTTCGTGTTCTCTTTCTTGATAAAAGACACCTGCTTCGGTTCTGTCTTTCATTTTTCTAGGAGCAATCAAAACCATATCTCCCAAAGGTTTAAATTTCATGATATCATCCACAGTGGTGGACGAAAGACAATGGTTGTGCATCATTTACCTCACTTAAATTCACACTCTAACATCAACTCGGTAAGACAAGCAGTCATATTGATTTCATGATCAGCAACAAACGCTGCTTTGTATTGATACTCTGAAAGAATCAAAACTGCTTGAGGAATGGACTGTGGAGCAAAGAACTCATAGAGTCCATCATAAATCTTTCTAATAATATGTATCTGGTCGTTGTCCATGTTATCGACAACCCATTTACGAACATTCGTGAACTCTTTCTTTTTCATGTGAGTCACAAGATCCTTAACACGAATCTCTCCGATTTGAGACAAGATACCTACATCAATTGTCCCAGATACGGAGTATCGTTGCAACTCGTTAAGAATCCTGCGGAAGTCGGGAAAGTGCTTCATGATAACTTCCGCGAGAACTTTTTCATCAAACGTAACTCCCTCGTTAGAGAGAATGGTTTTGCTGCGATCCATGAATTGAGATGCAAGATGTGGTTTCTCGCTTTTAGGAATCTTAAACTCAATGCATGTGCATCTAGAATGAAGTGGTTGAATGATTCTGTTCTTGTAGTTACAAGTCAATATAAAACGACAATTATCAGAAAATTCCTCAATGAACCCACGCAGAGCAGGTTGCATGCTTTGTGCATTTGCATAGTCAAACTCATCTAGAATCACTACTTTCTTTCCACCTGCGATGGAAACTGTGCTTGCAAAATTACGAATCTTTGTTCTTAGGGTGTCGATGTTACCATCTTCGGAACAGTTAATAACAATGAAGTCAGAGTCCAACTCTGAACACATCGCCTTTGCTACTGTGGTTTTACCACAACCCGGACCACCGGACAAAAGAAGATTTTGCATCTCACCACTATCGACTATGGTTTGAAAGTTCTCTTTCAAGTCTACTGGTAAAATACAATCTTTGATTGATTGTGGTCGAAACTTCTCGACCCATAAGTGTTGTTCA